GTCTTGCCGAATCTTCGTAATACATCCCAGTTATGTTGCTTTTGATTCCGCGCATCACGATTTTGAAACGGACTGGGTTCATCCATTAAATCATCTAACTTAGGTTCTTTCATTTTCATTCTCCCTTCATAATTTTAATCTCACCATTTTCCATGGTGAGTACATAAACAGAATCATTGATTGTGTCTTTCATTTGGATACTGGTCAACGGTTCTATTTTTAATTTATCCAATTTAACTTTATCGACGGCGCTCATTAGGCCATCATCAGTTGGCGTTGCGGGTTTATATTCCGGTATGTCTGGGATAGTTGGCAACATACCAGTTACATAATCTTTTAAACCGGCGACGTAATCGACTGATGTGGCGACGTAAAACTGGTCGTTTTTTTTGAGACCTAAATCAGCGTTATCGGCGGGTACTTTTAAAACATAACCTGGCAATGGCAGAGTTGCTGCGCGTGATACTTGGCGGGTTGTTGTGCTAAAAGTGTCGCCGATGAAACGAGAATCGAAAGCTTTAGTGGCGGTCTGATTTGTCGTCTTAATATTACTATCTAGCCGTTTCTGCTCAGCTAACGCCTTGTTTAACTGACTCTGTGAATTCTTCTGGTAATCAAGAATTGTCTTCGCTGTATTATTAAGCGTTAACTGCGTTTGCTGAGTTTTATCAAGCGGATACCAGGTGTAAGCAACAACCTGCACGTTGGTTACAAATGACGTTTCGCGAATCTCCAACCGTCTAAGTTCGCCAGCAATTGGCTTCTCGTTGCCATCGTAGGTCACATCGATTGTTAGTGTTGGTTCTGGTATTAACTGAGTCAATGCGTAACGATCCATTGCACCCGAATCAGTAAACCGGTTGTCTGAAATATCATCAGCAGGATGTAGCCCCCATTTGTTAATAGAATCTTGATTACTAACTAAGTGGGGCGGAAAGTAATACTCTGTTACATCAGTATTATCAGATTCCTTCGTTTTACCGTAAACCATGGCTTGATTAGTGATGCTGCTTGAATCGTAGGTCTGCTTAACTTCACTAGCGTTGTTCAAATAATCAATACGGTTACCATTATTTTTGGCCCACGCATCGCTAGAATAGACCCTAATAACTTTATTATCAGGATAAATAACGGCGGTTGGCCACGCACTCACAATCTTGCTAAGCATGTCCTTACCGTCGCTATTGCCTAAATCAGTTATTTGCGTTGTATCAAACGACCCGATAACTTGATAACTAAATCCGAGACTATTGCCGCTTAGATAAAAAGCGAGTACGTCATTAATTGAGTAAGTTATCGTACCCGTTTTAATAGTCCGCTGTCTGATTCGACTAACTTCGTTGTATATATGAATCGCCGTAACTTTTTTAGTCGCAACACCACTACTAAAATCAGGCAAACACTGCTTCACAATGTACTCTTGACCATCGAAGTAAATACTGCTCTCAGCATCAATCGAATCATAAGCCACGCTCTTATCGTCGTATGCTGTAAATTGCAGCTGATAAGTATTGTTCTGTTCCCAATTCGTTTGAAAGGAACTGTTTAGAATACATGCTAAAGGCTCCACATCGGTGCTATGCAAGCCTTTAACTGTTATTTTATCCAAGGTAAATAAATGGAAAACTAAAAGTAATGTCAATATCCGTCGCACCGGTGACAGATATATTGTTGTAGCCTGTTTCTAAGACGATATTGCCATAGTCAGTATTGACACTTGCCGGATCGCCGTTAAGTGTCGTTTTAATACCATCTAGAATGATTGTGTCTGACTTACTTGCGGCTTTCTGATATTGCCATGAACTGCCATTTGTTTTGTTTAAAATGGTTAAGTTACTACCATTGAAGTGACAAATAATCCGCAAATCGTGTTTCTGATAATACGGGTCTATTGGTATGTCACTTGCGTTATACACGTCAAAATTGAGTTGTGTGAAGTGATAGCCAATGTCTTGACCGTTCGGCAAGTTCATCCCCACTTGCCATAACTCACTATCGTAGTCATATAAATTATCTGAACGTGCTAAGGAGTATTTATAACCGCTAGGATTCTCAAACGGGATTGTAAACAGCGCATCGTGGGCGCCATCGCTGATTGGCTTAATGTCAAATGAAGTTGGACGAACATATTTAACAATGCCCATTTCCGCATCAGTTCTAATCCGCATCATACTTCTTTGACTAAAAATCCGATAAATATCATGCTTCAAAAGCTTGAAGTCATACCAATCACCAAAATTAATCAAAAAATTAGCGTTTTCGACCGTCTTATCAAAAGTTTGAGTCTGAAACAATTGTCCATCACGACCAGCGTTTTGCTGATAAGTGTTAGCAATTACCGGTGAACTGTCGTTTCCAAGAAATTCCAGCCCCTGAATCGCATCAGTGATTTCAAACTCAGGGGTGTCACCCCTTTTAATGTAAAACTTCGGCTCCATTCTATCACTCCTTTAATAAGCTTGAACATCGCGCATCGCTTGATCTAACGCTTGCTGCTTATACTGCTTATCTTTATCAAAACCAGATTCTTTAATTGCTTGTAATTGAGCGCCGTTTAAACCAAGCAACTGACCGAACATCGCTAATAATGTGTCGAATTTAGCGCCTAATTTGGCAATAGCTTCTGTAGTATCTGCTTGATTGATAATTGTATTGCCTTGACTGCTATCATTAGAAAACTGTGATACAACTTCGCCTAACAATTGATTAGCGCGTGTACGCTTCGTGATGTCGAGTGGAATAACCATCTCTTGTTTGTTGTCCTCTGCAATTTCATAAAGTCCGTGTGCGTTAATTAAACCACCATTAGCATAACCATGGCCCTTGCCGAGAAAGCTTAAATCACTGCCATAACGTTTCTTAGCGTAATTTAACCCAGCTAAAAGGCTATCATAACCATTCATAATATTGCCATGGCCGGAAAACTTATTGGCTGCAAACGTGCCGGGCTTAACTTGCATCAAACCCATAGCGCGTCCGTCCGCTAATCCATCGGTACCACCCATTGCTTTTTCATTACCACCGGATTCGGTGTTGATTTGGCGCAACACCTTTTGCACCATGCCATCACCTGTACTCAATCCGTTTGCTGATAAGGCTTGTTTAACTTGGTCTGCCCAACGCTGAACGCCTGCACCTGCTGGTGCGCCTTGACCTTCTTCTTGGACTTTCTTAAGCCCTTTTGTAAACCAGTCTGAAATAGGCGACAACAACTTATCAAGTGTTCCACTAGCTAGTTGTCCGAAGTTGCCAAGACCACCGATTAAACCGCTGGTTGCTTTTTGGATAAGCCCCATAACAGCGTTAAGTGGGTTTTTTAAGAACGAGTCGATAGCGTCAAACTTATCGCCAATCCAACTACCAACATTAGACAACGCACCTTTAGCCCAATCAATAGCGCCACCGACTACACCACCGTTAGCATACTTCTCAATGCCTGCGTAGTTCATAATGGCTTTAGTTTCAGCACCATTATAGACACGTGTCCCAACTGGCAAAGGCATAACTGCATTGCGCTTTTGAGACATCTTCATGTCACCGTTAGGCAACTGAATGAGTTCTTTCCAGTCGGGACCATCACCGTCATTTACCATCGCTAAGCGTTGTGTGACCACACCACCTTGGGCAAACTTGACGGGTTTCAAGTGGTGGATTGATGTTTCATGACCCGTGAAGAACTTCCACACGCTATCAATGGCATCAATACCAGCGTTAATGACGTTCAAAACACCATTGATGCCGTCCGATGCGTAACCCTTGATACTCCGCCAGATACCACCAAAGAAATCACTCAAACCTTGCCATGTACCACGCCACACTGAGTCAATAGAACCAACAACACTGCGAATAGTGCCGTGAATGCCGTTGATAGCGTCACGTCCGTACTTACTAATGCGATCCCAGATGTTACCAAAGAAATTAAAGATATTGTTCCAAGTTTTGTTCCAAGTCCGACTGATACCGTTGACTGTATCGCTGATAAAGTCACTAACTTGACCAAACCACTTTGACACCGACTTCCACATATCGCCAAACCACTTGCCAACGCCTTTAGCCATAGATGCTGCAGACTTAACAATCCCGTTTACAAAATCACGAAACTTCTTGTTATGTTTGTACAATGCAATTAATCCGACAACTAATGCGGCAATCGCAGATGCAATTGCAATAAACGGATTCGCTTTGGCAAAATTGAATGCTGCTTTAAGGCCAGAGCCAGTAAGCTTAGCTGTTTTAAGTAATCCTTTTAGAGCTAATTGGGCCGCTTTGACACTCACTTTAGCTGTGAATTTGAGCGCTTTAAGACCAGCTTTGCCGGTCGCCACTAATGATTTGCCTAACAATTTAGTACCAGACTTAACCGCTGACCAGCCTAATTTAGCCGTAAATTTAAGCGCGCGTCCGCCAGCCTTACCAACCGCCGCCAATCCTTTACCCATTAATTTGGCTTGCGTTACAACACCGTTAAACGCGACCTTTGAAGCTTCGGCAATCCCTTTGCCAGTCCATTTAAATGCTGAACCGAGCGCTGAAAAGGCCTTCTTAGAACCATTCATAATCTTGTTAGCTTTAGTACCTTCAACGCCTAATTTTTTAAATTGATCGAACGGGAATTTGATACCGCTAAATACTTTTGAAACACCCGATAGCCCACTGAGTGCTATATTTAAGCCTTGTATTGCTTTATTAGCAACTAGCATACCCGCAGCCATTTCAGCAAATGCTTTTGGGTGTTTTTCGGCGGCATTACCGACTAATTTTAGTACAGGTTCTAAATCTTTAAGTGTTTGAGTGAACACTTTAATACTGGTTGCACCGCCGGTCTTAAAAGAACTAGTTAAGTCTTTAATGTTGCCTTTGTTTTTAACAATGATATTACCTAGTTCGTTAATACCAGTATGCAACTTAAAGATACCCTTATCTAAGATATCGCCAATATTAATTTTTTTGCGCCGCCGAATGCTTTGGTAATACGCTCTACTTGAAATACAAGTGTGCTTCCTAAGTCAGAAAACTCCTGCTTGGTATTCTTATCACCAACCCACTTAGATATCTGCCCTAAGAATGGATTCTTCATCTTTCGAATAGGTGAAACGACTGCATCAAGTAATGCTGGTGCTTGAGCTTTAATTTGACGAACCATGCCTGGTGCAGTTTTCATCAAGTTTTCAGATGCTTCTTGATATTTGCCACCCAACTGCTCCATGACAGTTTGAGCGTCCTTCGCAGAAATCTTTCCGGCACTCATCTCGTCACGTAATTCAGCCATTGTTAACTTAGAATTTTTTTGAACTTTTTGTTCATACTTTAACAGCGCTTCACCATACATAGGCAAAGCATCCGTAATATGGTTAAAATCGCCAAGTTGTAACAGGCTAGAACTCATCATGTGGGTGAAATTTAGCCCCAAATTTTTCGTGTTTTCGCTGGATAAGCCGACAGCATCAGCCATAGTCAACACAGAGCTAGTTAATTTTTTAGTTGCCGGTTCATTATCCAGAACGTGATAAAACTGCTGATTTAGTTCATCAACAATTTCAATATTTTGACCAAATGCGACCGACAATTGATTGCCCATGTCAACCATGGCTTTACCTTTACCAGAACTACCACTCAACGTAGTCCAAGTCGCCTGCATGGTTTGTTGCTTATCGTCATATTCCTTGACTGCATCAGATAATTCGCTGAAATGCGCTTGAATAGACGCCAAGCCATTCGTTATCCCATCGGCAACTAAGTGAGCTCCCACTAACTTAGCGAATAAGTGACTCGTTTTTTCAGCTTTGTCATTAACACCACTAAGCTTTTCTCTTACTCCTGCTAAGAATCCAGATGGTTTTTTATTCATTTGAGCTTCAAGCTCACGTGCTTCACCCTTGGTTTTAGCCATGGCTGTCGCGGTTTCGTTCAATCTAACCTGCTGGCGCTTGTAAGCATCGCTGGTGTTGCCGGACTCGCTTGCTATACGTTTTAAATCAGATTCTTGTATCTTGTATTGCTCTGACAGGTTGGCTAAGCCTTGCTTTAAACCGCCAAGTTTAGCCTTATTGGCTTCTGTTTCCTTGCCTTCGGCTTGCAATCGATTGGCAAAGCTTCGCGATAACTCACTCGATTGCGAGTAACCTTTTCGTAAATCGGCAAGGCCACTTGAATAATAGTTAAGCGAGTTCTTAGCTTTAGTCTGTTGTGCCTCATAAGAACCTAATTGCTTCGTAGAAGCATCAATTTGCTTCTGTAATTTTAAGTAAGTTTCAGCGTCTTTCTGATTTTCAGCATTGAGCCCTTGTTGCCGACTCTTAAGCTCCTCAATCTTTCGCTTTTGAGCGTCAATCGTATTGCCTAAGCCATCAACTTTAGCTTTAGCGGCACCCATTGAATCGCCAGTGTTTTTAAGCGCAATTTCTTGCGACTTCCAAGAATTAGTTGCGGCCGAAACTGCGTTGGTCAAACCTTTTAAGCTGTTAGTGGCGCTAACGGTGTCGATGGCAATCCGAGTCGCCATTTCATTTTCAACTCGCATTATATACCCCCTTTCTTAATTAGTTTTGCCGCATTCTTTGACGCGCTTCGGCTACATTGAGCACCCGTTTGTCGCGCGGTTTGGCCTTCATGATTTCCAAAAACTCAAAATAATCTTGCTCATTGATTTGGGCAGGAACTACGCCGGACTCTGTCAATAACATTCGTTTGAGATAAGCGAAGTCCTCACGTTCATTTTTTAAATCGCTAATCATGCGGCGAACTCGGCCTAGTCTTTTTTTGGGTCTTTTTCTTCCTCACGTTTACGCTCTTCAACCGTTTTTTCTAGTTCTAAGTCTTCGTCAGACTGGCCTTTAATCCGTCCAATCAAGTAGCCTAAATATTCGCCAATTTCAGCCTGTGTTAGGCCATATTTCACCTTTTTAATTTGCTTGTCAGTTAATTTTAATGATCCTTGAATAAAGTCGAACATCGCTTGCGTTGTGTCATGTTCTAACTTAGCAAAATTAACTACTTCTTTATTTTTTGAGCAGTATATTCTTCTTTTTCATCGTCGGATAAAGCGTTGAATTCATCATCGCTTAACTCTTTTTCAGCCGGCATTTTAACATCGTCACCAAGCAATTTAATTAATACTAGATTAGCCTCATCGACCAACCCAGCAGTTGCTTTTACTTCAATCGGGCCCTTGATTCCTAGCTGTTCAGTTTTAACTTTGATTGTCATTGTTTCCCTCCATTTTTCGTCTCACTTTAATCGTCACTGTTTATTTTTTAATTAATTGCTTGAAGTAGTACCGGAACTTGCTTGGGCTGTTGGCGTTTTAGTATAACCGTTAAACACTTCGCCTAGCATATTATCCATCGTGAAGCCTTTATCAAACGACGCAAATGCCTTGTACGGACGTTGCACGCCTTTATCGTCGACAAATACATTGTCAGCAATTGGAGACAATGCTTGGTAAGTTAACGTAGCATTGTAATCAACTTCAGAGTTTGTGTTTGTGCCGTGATTGTGTGCAGCTTCGATTAATTCACCATTAGCAAATGTGTCGAAGTAGTCCGCACCATCAAAACCATCTGCGCAAACCACCATTGCTACATGCGGTTTCTTACCGCTCGAAAGCACATAGCCGCCCTTACCGTCACCGACATACCCTTTTAATTTTTGCAAAACATCATGGGGCATATCTAACATTGTTAAAGCTGTTTGCGGAGTTTGAGCACCGTGCGCAACACGTTTAACTTTATTGTTAGCATATTGAGCCGTCCCAGCTTCTTCTAAGCCAGTGATGTTAGCAGTGGTTGCCCCTTGCCCATCACCATCAATTTTTAAAATCCCTTCTGTGCTAAGCCCTTTGTCAACATCTTTAATTAGCACACCTGCATCATCCATGATGCCGAACATAACATACTTAATCCCGTTATAACTTGCACTACCAGCCATTTAATTGGCCTCCTCTATTTTTAATTTTTTTGAAAAATAAAAAACCTTCGACAACTGCTTTGTGTCAGGGTCTTTTGTATGGTTCTTAGATTGTTCAATATGCCAGCCGCTTTTTTCAAACAGCCGGGCAAAATCAATTTCAGCATTTAAGGTATTGAAACCGATTTTTGATTTATAAAAAATTTGTGCTTCGACACCAATTAGCCAACCTTTAAACTTACTGTTACCGAAATTAGTTGGTTCACTTAAAAACTCGGTGATTAGCACAATCGTCTTATCAGTATTCCCAATCACGTCCGATGGTAGTGACGTCTGATAAGCCCCGTCTAACCAGCTAAATGAAGCTGAATTAACCATTTTTAAAGCCTGAACAACTGGTAAGTCCATTAGCTGTCACCTCCAAACTTCTTGTAAACGTTAAGTTCTGCTTTCAACACTTTTTCACGAACGGCATTCGAAGTTTGAACATTAGTTACAAAGTGATCGCCACGATACTTGATTGTACCGTCATTTAGACGGCGTGCATTAGCTGCGTGGTACGGATTATTCCAACCTGCAACCGAATTACCGTTTGATTCACCATCAATATCCGTTGAAACTGCGGTAATATTATCAGCCATATGGCCGTATGTCTCATCTTTGTGTGACGAGTAATGTTGCGCTTTAGTTGCCGCTTCAAGCTCATCTCGATAGACGCTAGCGCCAGCTTTAGTCATGGCCGTTTTCTGTTCAGTTGACGGCACTAACTTGTGTACTTGTGCTAGTAATCCATTCAATTGCTCATCTAAACCACTCATTAGCTCACCTTCTTCACTAATTTAAGCGTCAAGTAGTCATATGATAAATAGTCCCCGCTTTCGTCAGGACTGTACACTGCAATTTCGTATAGCTCGCCTTTGTATTGAGCTTTAATCTGTGTTGACAGTCGTCCATCGTGACGCACAACAACAACAATAGTTCCATCTAAACTTGTTCCATAAATTGAATAAGCTTGATTGGTTGTTCGTTTCTGTGGTTTGCACCACATCGCAAATTTGCTAACAAAAGACTCGTCATAATCGCCAGTATTGTCGTTGGCCACGCTCTCAATATCGCCAAATTGAATACGCTGGTTAAACTCACTAAACAGTTGCTTCTTTGCCACTGACATCACCCCCGTAGTTTTTGCTTGCGTAAAGCCCGCGTAATTGGGCAATGATACTATTGAGCGTTAAATCAACTGGGTAAGATTGTGTGTCAACGAGTGAAATTCGATAAGTGTAGTAGGCGCCAGCCAATGACAGCACAGCCATTTCAAATAGCGGTTTGACTGATTCTGATGCAAAAAAGCTTTGTCATCAGTCGCAATCGCATTTTTAACAAATAATTGAGCAGCTGTTGCATAACCATAGAGCAAAGGGTCTTCTTCAGTGCCATCAATTCGCAGTGATGTTTTTAATCTGCTGACTAAATCGTCCATTGGTTCACCCCTTTTTAACCGCCTCACACGCGTGATATTGTGACTTTCTAAGGCGATTGTCTTAATTACTAAGCTGAAACGCGCTTAGAATGCGCCTATGGATTAGGTGTAGCAGCGCTAGCTTGGAAGTTTGCAGTTTGGTCAGCAATGTTTTTGAATGAACCAAAAACAAATGCACCATCATCTGTTAGTTGTACATCGAACCGATCAATTACACGAATTTTGGTCGTGTCAGTTTTGAACGCATCGCCACCGATGTTAGTTGTTAATAGGCTCATTTGTTCACGGTCAAATAGCGTAACACCCTGTTTTAAGTCACCAAAAATGAACGGATGCGCGCCGGCAGTATCTGCTAACCAGCGATCGGCAATTACGACAACGGTCTTACCATCGATTTGTTTAATTTCAGGATTGGTTGGGACTGGTTGCAATAAATAATCGCCCATCGCATTTTTAATTTTTGACAATACATTAAGTCCGCTAACATTGGTAATGATGATTGAAGTTGAAGCAATAGCTGGGTCAACGCCAGTTGTAATAGTGTCTTTAATATCATCAAACTTAGTAATAGTTGGCTTTTTAGGCTGGGTACCTAAAACAGAAATAATAGCGTTGTTGCGTGTGACAACGACCTTCTTCGCAATCCATTGTGAGAGCCATGCCAACAGATTTTCGGCAGTATCTTTCAAAAGCGTGTTCGTGATCGTTGTAATACCGGCGTAACGATGGATTAAATATTTAATTAGATGTAATTTTGGATCATCGTTATCGCCAATTTCGCCAGACTCAGCATCCAAGTTAGTAAGCGGTGCAATATCTGCCCATTTTTCATAAACACGTGAACCGTTCGCAGTTGTTACCGATTCAACGTTTACATATTGTTCTAAACTATCGTATTGGCGTACCAAAGTATGGATAGCAGTTTGTACGTCTACTGGAATTGTTAAACCAATTTGTTCGCCGTTTTCATCTGTAGATGAAGTAATCATATTAACGATTTGCGTATTGCCGTGAACCATTGATTTAAAATCTGAAATAAATTTATTTTCAGTCTTCTTTTCATCGTCGCTAAGCGGCGTGATAGGTTTTTTCATGTTAGCGACTTGTTCAGCACGTGCATTTTCTAATTGGTCTTTCAATGCATCGCGGCGTGCTGTTTCGGTTTCAGTTTGCGCTTTTAAAGCTGTGAAATCTTCCTTGTTGAAATTGTCGTCTAAAACAGCGCTGTTTAATTTCGCGTTTAAATCTGATACTTTTTGACCTGACGCAATCCACGCATCATTTAACTTATTAATATCTGGCATTGTATGCCCTCCTTATTTTTGCATTAAAATAGCCAACTTCTGGTCCCTTAACGAGTCTTTCGGTTGGCTTGGTTCTGGTTTATTTGGTTTTAAATCTGCTTTGTAAATTAAATTGAGAAACTTATTAATTGCCGATTTTGGCGGCACACTTGACACAGAGTTAACAACTTGCGGTTTATTCTCATCAGCAAACATGATTTCATCTGCAAAGCCTTTATCGACAGCGTCTTTAGCGCCTAGCCACGTTTCATTTGCCATTAGATTAAGCAACTCACCATGGCCTAAGCCAGTCTTTGCCTCATAAGCTGCGGCAATTGAATCATCAATGCCAGATAAAATACCAGCTTCGTGCTCTAAATCGTCCGAATTGCCTTGCAGATTTGAAGAGGCTTTATGAATCATAATTTGAGCTGTTGGTGCAATAGAAACCTTGTCGCCAGCCATTGCAATGACCGATGCAGCAGAGGCAGCTAATCCTTGCACGTTAACATGGATCGCCCCTTTATAATCACGCAACATTGAATAGATTTCGCTTGCTGCAAACACATCGCCGCCATTTGATGCGACATCTAAAGTTACGGTGTCGTTGTCTGGTTCGTCGCTGTCGTCATCATCATTTAGAATTTCAGCAACTTTAGACGGTGAAACGGATTGCATGCCAAAAAATCGTAAAACATGCTGGTTTGGTCATCGACAATATCGCCTTTAATGTTGATTTTTTCGTCATTCTCATCACCCCCTTTCGGTTTAATAACCGTGGTTGCTTTCGGTAAATCTTCTGGGAAGTAGCCAACTTGTTGTAGCATCCAAGCAGCTTGGTTAGGTGTAATCACGCCATTTTTAGCAATGTTCGATAAGTTAACGGCGTAGTTATCGCCTAACGGGTCGATTGCTGGCCGAATATCAGCACGTATCTTCGCATTAGTCTTATTGCCCAATTCGCTAACAACGGCGTTCATATAACGGTTTAACGCGTTGGCATACATACCTTTTATTTGGTCAACCGAAGATTGTTGGTCACCCTGACCATTCACATATGAATCAGGTATGCCATATACTTTCGCAATTTGTTTGCTCGTCCAATCGGTTTGCGATAGCAGTTGAGCCACGTTAGATTTAATCTCTAACGGCGTGTAGTCTTCTAGGTCATCAATGACGATTGGCCCATTGTTCGACGATCTGACTTGACCAATAAATTCGCGTGAATGAGCTGCTTTTTCTTTGGCGCTCAACAAACCACCATGCTTAATTGATAGAACGCCTGGCGAGATAATCGACTGTGCCAACGCACTAAGCGTTAGCTTATTTGACGCGTCCTTAATGCCCAGCTCACTGTTCAACGCCATCAACGGACTAGTTCCGGTCATACCACCGTTCTTGCTTAATAAGCGAATATGAATCATGTCACTAGCCGGCACGGCTTGGAATACACCCAATTCCGGTTCATCAAACGTGATGGTATAAATCAGGCCTGACCCGTCTGGCAATAGAAAAGGACTGACTTGACTTGGGCGCAAATATTCCCATTTCAAGTCAGTCCCATTTCTGTTACGCCATCGATAAGCGAATGACTCGCCGCCCAAAAGTAATTGTGCGTAGGTTGATTGCCAAAACGCATGTTGATTGCTTGTTGTACTTGGATTGTCAATCAGTGCTTGCATTTGTTGCGAATCTGAAAACAGCTTTGAACTCGCTAGGTCACCAGATAATTGAAAAATAACCGAATAAATGTCCGAGTTTTTCAATGCTTTTTCAGCGCTAATATAATCGTTGGACCCATCCGGGTTCAAAAAGTTGATAATCTCGGAATCAGATAAGCTAAAATCGCTACCACCCGTTAAAAGCACGTTATTGATTGGATTTCGTTTAAAAACTGGCATCTTTAATCACCTCCTTTGCTTCCGGCGATGACTTCGGACAACCAGCCAATAATTGCAAGCGTTAGCCCGACTGCTAACAGGCCCCATCCTTTGCCGAACGTAAAAGCGGCACAATCGCCTACAACTAAGGCTAAAGTGAAGCAAATAACATCAAAATAGCGCCCAATTTGTTTAAAAATAGTCTTAAAAATCAATTAACCACCCCCTAATAGTCCTGATTCACCGCCAGTGAACCAGGCTTTAACTTGCTCTTCGGTCATACGATCAACCGTTTGTGACTTGTCATTAACGATTGAGAAGTCCTCGAAGTGGTACATTGCTTGGTATAACGCGTCAATAACCGCGTCAACCACGTCAATCTTAAGTGAAGCACTAGCTTTATCGACTTGAATGCCGATTTTATCTTGAACAATTTGCGCATTTACTAACGCTTTTTCCATAATTTTGTCATCTAGTCTTGTTACTGTCGATTCAACAAAAGCTTTTTGTAAGAATTTTGTTGGATCTTTTAATTCACTGGTACGTTGCCTAATTGGATTCAACGGCCAAGAAGTGTTAATTTGCATTTGCTTTATTGCAACAGTAGCGCCCCACGCATCATATCCAAAGAAGATAACATCTAATTGATTTTCCTCTACATATTTCATTAACCATTGATAAACTTGTTCATCATTAATTAGACCTTGCGGATGACTAGTTATCGAACAATACCCTTTGCGTTCTAATTCGCGGTAGTTGATACCATCTTGTTTTTCTTTAGCTTCTATAGAGCCTGCTTTTTGCCAAGGTATAAACGAGTGCTGCTGAAGATGCCATTTTGGCGTACCGTCATCTGTGTACGGGAAAACAAATGAAATGGCAGTATTATCACTAAACATCGAATAATCAAAGCCAATATAAACTTGTTGACTTTTAATATCGAAGGTCGGAACAATTGCCCGCTCAACATCAGCTAGTTTAAGGAAGCTGTCGGTTGACTGCTGCAACCATAGATTAAGATTCTTATTCTGGAAGTCGTTAATTGTGCCCGACAACGCGTCAGAATCACGCTTATCTGTCAAGCCGTTCAGCAACACTTCTCGTTGGCTCGGTAAATCTAGTAGGGGATTGCTTTTCACCCAAGTTTCAGGCTTAAACGTCTCGTCTAAGCTGTCTTGGGCCCAAATCAGGCCTAAGTAAGTATCGGCATCACGCAAGTAATCTTGTTCCATGGCTTGTTGAATCATCTTTTGATCGTCATGAAATGGAACTGTGGGATCGGGATAGGCCGTTGAAATCTGAATGAATTGCTTATTACGCACCTTAACTTGGCCTGAAACAATCTTAGAAATCTTCTGCCGTGTTTTTACTTCGCCAATTTCATCAAAAATCGCTGTTGTGAAATGAAATGAGTCCAGTTAGTCATATTGACCAGCTTCGTGACTGATTGCTCGCAGCTTGTTGTTGTTACTACTCATAACAACTTGATCAGATTGAGATGATAATGTCCGTGTATCTAGCCCACTATCTTGAATTAGTGTTTTAAATGGTTCAATTGTTGCAATCTTGGCTAGCATTGATTTAATGTAGCCCAAAATCTTGCTCGTTTGTTTGTAATTAATGGATGAAACTAAATAATCTTGGTTAGATAGTCCCAGTGATTCAATTAGAAAACTATAGGCCGTGATAATCGCCATAAGGTAGGTTTTACCTTGGGCACGTGCCACTGAAACAATAGCTCGTGAGAAACGCTTACCACCGTCATCGTTACGCCAGCCAATTAGCATAGCCATAATGAATTCCTGCCACGGCATAAGCTTAGTTGGTTCACCTGTATCAACGTTCGGACAGATGGAAGCAAATTTAAGTACTTGATCCACTCGTTTTACCGAGTAAGCAAACGGAAATTCAGCGCTACCTTGTCGTTGCAAGTCTCTAATATGGCGAAAAGCCGCTAACTTAATCAAATAACCAGTAGTTATCTTCTCATCTAAAACATCTAAAGCGTACTGAGTTCCTGCATCTGTGTATTCGTCACGAATACTTTTAACATCAATTCCACGGTATGCTCCTAGCACATCGTGTGATTGAGTAAGGTCAATATTCATAAGATCACCCCCCTTCACATAATTAAACTAATTAATTACACTTCTATCAATTGGAAAGGCTAATAAAAGACTACTTAAACAAGTAGTCTTTTTTATCCTCCTAGAAATTCTTTCATACGATCACTAATACTTCGCTCGTCTTTGCGGTCATCTAAGTTCAACTTGAGCAAATCACTACGCGACTTAGGAGATAGTCCCAATTCAGCGCCTAACTTTGTTAGATTTTTAACGGCTGAATCATAAATTTGAGTCATCGGGTTTCGCTTATAACCTACAAAATCCTGACCGATTTTCTGACCGGTCTGATCTTGTAACGTCTTATAGATTGCTTGGACTTCACCGTTTTCCTGGATATGTTTATACGCATTGCGATAAATCTCATATTGGGAAGCATATTGCTCTACAAGCCCGCTATCAATGCGTTTAACCGGGGTGCTATCTTCTAAAAAAGGCACTAACCGACGCCAAACGATCTTAGCTTGCCGCCCTAAGTAAGCTGGTGGTGTACGCGTTAATTGACCGTCGTTGACGTCTTTATCCGCTTTTTTCATCACTAATCTCTCCTTTCGTTATTTGGCGACCCCCCTACCTAAAAATTTTCAAAAAACGTTTGCGTCACAAGATGACGGTAATGTGTGCGCTCTCCTAGTCTTACATAAGGGGGCGGGGGTTAATTTTTATTTGGTTCTAGTATAATTGGTCATTAATTTTTAAACGCGCTTAAAACGGCTTATATTAACTCTCATGGCTTTTCCACATTGGTACTCCTAATCTCCACTTGCCATCGTCGGCTTGGTATGGCTTATTGGTATTAATCAGATACTTTACTAGTTTGCCAAATAGCTCATTAGGGCTTTCAGCCACAATAAGGTATTGCATCTGAACACTATTTAACACTTCTGGTGCTTGCTTAGCTAGTTCACTAGCAACATATTGGGTGATATTGTAGGCCTTTGAATGATGTGGCTGATGTGCCCAGGTAAGTCTAGTGTTCCCATCGTATGTAGCAAGTATCCCAAGTAGTTCGTCATTTAATTTCCCGTAATCTTTTTCTTCTTCCATGTTAATGTCCTCCATTCATCAGCATACTTATCTTAGTAATATCATTAACCGGTTCGGAATTAGTAAGCACATTGCCATCACCTGTACCATGGCATTGGCTATTCATTAACACAACTACTGCTGCCGTGTCACTGATTGGTGTTACTTGTTTAAGCTCATTGCCTTGACCTGTGCCATAAGTTAGTTGCTCCCAGTCTGTCTTAGCACGATGACAGCTCCCACAGATAACAGCTAAGTTATCAACGTTAGCTTTAAGTCTGCTGTCGAACTCAATTGGTACAATGTGATCAACTGTCTTTGCTGGTGTCAGCTTGCCTTGCAGCTTGCAGTACTGACACAAGTAATGGTCACGCTCTAACACTTGCTGTCTAAGGTGCGCCCATTGCCGTGTCCGATAGAAGTTGTATTGCTGTTGCTTATCATCATTGCGATTACGAGTTACTGTATTGTACTTGTGAGTGTACTCACTGTTGTGCGACCTTGCCCAACGTTGTCTACTCTCTAAGTATTCAGCTTCATGCTCGAAGTGTTCAGTGCAATAGTGATTAGGAAACTCTACCATTGTGTGACATCCATACTGTCTACATCGCCTAACCTTTGGCATAATTGCTTCCCTTCTCCTGTAACAAAATACGCCGCTCATCCGAACGACGCTTCTCATCTATCTTCTTCTGCTTAAGCCACTTCTCTAACCTGGCATCGGATTTAGATTGCCAATCAGGTTCTTTCTTATAGCTACCCTGGTTCATATAATACAATCGACAATCACCACCTTTACTTTATGCATTAAAAAAGCCATAACCGATTGGCTATGACTTGACTATTTATATCGCAGGTGTGGATTTGCACCACACATGAAACTTTTATTCCGCCAATAGAAGCTCATTAGTCTTGCTATTGGCTTTGCGTCTACCTATTCCGCCACTGCGATTATTTAGTTGTTGCCGCCTCAACGATGCTAAATGCACCCTAGTTTTTCCGTTGCTAGTCAACAAATGCAGAAAACTGTGACCAGCAGTCTGTATAGCGGTTAGGTGGAGGTGGAGGTTGGGGTTTTATAATCAGCATGGTCTAGAATACTGATAACCCTTAAATAAAATCACCACATCAGGACATGCCTGCCGATTTAACGGTGTGGTGGGCTTGACATTTGTCAATATCCTAGTCGGGAATCGAACCCGAATCGTGACCGCAGGTGCACTTCCGCGCCGCTCTACCATTTAAGCTACTAGGACAATGCCCGCAACTAATTAAGTCCAACAAGGAATCTCCTTCCTTGAGTATTCTTACGGGCAACTATTTGATAATACTAATTTAACATGTATTTAAGGCCATTTGGTTCACTAAAAGTTCACTTTTTGAAAATATGCAAGTCCGCGATCATAAACGAATCTGCAAACTGTAAACACGCCCGATTCTTATAAAACTGATACCGTGTCTTCTCATAACCCAAGGATTCCATTTCTAGATAGTCAGGCACTTTGCTCTTGCCCACATAAACATCAATTAATAACTTACGACTAACCACATCACAACTCTTTAACGCCGCAACTACACTATTGATTACTTGCTCAGCATAAACGTGCTGTGTAATTGTCTCTTCTGCTTGATTGCCCACCGAACCACCCTTAGGCATGTCTGTGATAATAGGCGACTTGATACCACTGATGTCCTTATGACTATATCTCTGCATTTGGGGCAGTGTGCGTTTTAGAAAGTGTTTAACTTTATTTACCGTTGCCTTCTCGTCAACTTGTGGGAATAGCTCGTC